TGGTCCAACTGGTCTAATTTTCGCAATGAGAGCGAAATACACTTCACAAAATGGTACAGAGGCTTTATTCAATGAAGCTGATACGGATTTTTCAAGCAGAAATGCTGCGGGAGATTCTACTCTACCAGGTGTGGGTGGTGCTGGTTCATCATCACAATCAGGAACTAACCCTGCAGTATTAAACGACAGCCCAGCTGGTGCTTACACATCAGGAACTGGTATGGCGACTGCTACTGCTGAAGCATTAGGAGACGGTGCTGGCAATCAATTTGCTGAAATGGCTTTCTCAATTGAGAAATCAACAGTAACTGCTAGATCAAGAGCTCTTAAAGCAGAATACACTATGGAACTTGCTCAAGACCTTAAAGCAATCCACGGTTTAGACGCAGAAACAGAATTAGCAAATATTCTATCTGCTGAAATTCTTGCTGAAATCAACAGAGAAGTAGTGAGAACTATTTACACTGTTGCTGAAAAAGGTGCTTCTGCTAACACAGGTACAATAAACACTACAACTGAAGGTGTTTTCGATTTAGACACAGACTCTAACGGAAGATGGTCAGTTGAAAGATTTAAAGGCCTAATGTTCCAAGTAGAAAGAGAAGCTAACGCTATCGCACAAAGAACACGTAGAGGAAAAGGTAATATGATTATCTGTTCATCTGACGTTGCTTCTGCTTTACAAATGGCAGGTGTGTTAGACTACGCTCCAGCTCTTAACAACAATCTAAACGTTGACGATACTGGTAATACTTTTGCTGGTGTATTAAACGGTAGATACAAAGTGTACATTGACCCATACAGTGCAAACCAAGCTGCGAAGCAATACTTCGTTGTAGGTTACAAAGGTACTTCACAATATGACGCAGGTATTTTCTACTGCCCATATGTACCTCTACAAATGGTTAGAGCTGTTGGACAAGACACTTTCCAACCTAAAATTGGTTTCAAAACTAGATACGGTATTCAAGCAAATCCATTTGCTGAAAACTCTGGATCTGGTGCGGCTTCAATTGATGGTGCTGGAAACGTTAATGCTAACAGATACTACAGAAGAGTCCAAGTTACAAACTTGATGTAATCTGTAATATAATATCTTTAGAAAAGGCGAGGCCTCAAAACCTCGCCTTTTTTGTATCTACTAAATAACAATATGAAAAAAATTTTAATTCAATATCTCTACATATTCATCATAACACTTATTATGTTATGTGTTTTTATATCGGTAAACGCATGCGAAGTAGAAGAAGTACAAGATACTACATTACCAATATGCGAAGAATATGAAGTATCAACAGAAGAAAAACCTTGTAGAAAAGGTGAAGATATATTAACCGTTATTGAGGCTATTGAAAAACTAGGCGAGTCAGGAACACTTCCTAGATAACATATAAATAGTATTATGACAACAACATCTTTTGCTCAAAGACAACCTAGTAAGTTAGACTATGCTTCTCCTACACAGTTTAAGTTTAATATAGTCAAATTACCTAAGGTAGAATATTTTTGTACAGCTGTCAATCTTCCTGGTGTATCAATAGGAACTACTGAACAATCTACACCATTAAGAAACGTTCCATTGCCTGGTGAAAAATTAACGTTTGAAGATTTGACAATGACATTTATGGTAGATGAAAATTTAATTAACTACCAAGAAATACACGGTTGGTTAATCGGACTAGGTTTTCCTCAAAGTCACACACAATATAAAAATTTAACAGATGCTGGCGCTGATAGAGCACCAACATCAGCATCTAGTGTAAGTACAGAACCTGGTAAAGTAAAATATGGACCAGGAAGTCAAATAGGTGGTTTTTCAGATGCAACGTTAATTGTTTTGTCTGCGAAAAATCGACCTGTAACAGAAGTAAGATTTACCGATTTGTTTCCAACTAGTTTATCATCTTTGAACTATAATCAACAAGAGGAAGATGTAAACTATTTGACTGCAAACGTAACATTTAAATATAGTATATATGAGTTTGGTACAAATATAAACTCATCTACAACATCAGTTACAACCTCTTAAAGTTTGACTTTTAGAGTGTTTTGTGATATAATTAGTTATGAATATTATTGGGTTAAGTCGTCATCATAATGGAACCACTACTGTAATAAGAGATGGTGTGGTATTACTATCAATCGAAGAAGAAAGGTTAAATCGTTTCAAACACGAGGCCTCTCCTTTTTTAGGTATATTAGAAACTTCAAAATATATAAAAGATGTAGATTATGTTTCTATTTCAGGTTTACATTCTTTAGAAAAACGTTTTGACTTTTCAAATACTAATAGTCCTTTTGTACTATGTGTAGCAAGAACGTTTATAAAAAATAAAACTTTTAATGTTTATGATTTACACAAAAAACATCATTTAACCCACGCAGCAGGTTCTTTTTATAATTCTGGTTTTGATAGAGCATTGTCTTTTGTGTTTGATGGCGATGGTTCAAAAAATGAAAATAATGAAACTGAAGGTTATAGTTGTTATGATTTTTCTTATGATGGATTTACATTGGTAGAAAAACAATATCAAAAAAGAACAAGTAACGTTGTTAATACTTTTGATAAAGAAACATTTAGTTTGGGAAGATGTTTCGAAGAAGTATCAAAACATTTGGGTTTTAATAATTTCTTTGACTCTGGTAAAGTTATGGGATTAGCCTCATACGGAAAAGATATAAATTTAAACTTTTTAGATTTTTTAAATAATAATTATGACCAAACTATAAACAAAAATCATTTTTTATATGAAGATACCAAAAACTTAAAAGACTTTCAAAAATCAGCTGATCTAGCATTTAGTCTTCAAAAATACACACAAGATAAATTGTGTAATATAGTTACAAGAATTATACAACAAACAGATTGTAAAAATATATGTTTATCAGGTGGATTTATAATGAATTGTGTAAGTAATTTTAATTTAAGAAAAAAATTACCTAAAGATATTAATATATACGTGGAACCAATAGCACACGATGGCGGAACATCAATAGGTGGGGCAAAATTAGTTTATTACGAGTTAACGAAAAGTAAAGAAAAGTTTCCTCAAACAACTACCTATTATGGTTTAAAATATGATTTAAATGATATAAAAGAAAAAATAAAACATCTAAAAACAAAAGAAGTAACAAAAGAAGATGTTGCTAAAATATTACAAAAAGACATTGTGGCTATATGGCAGGGTCGATCTGAACAAGGGCCTAGAGCATTAGGTAATAGAAGTATTTTGTTTAATCCTAAACTAAAAAATGGTAAAGATATAGTAAATGTTGTAAAGAAGCGAGAATGGTTTAGACCTTTTGCTGGAACAATACTATTTGAACATACACACGATTATTTTGATATGGCTGGTTTAGAAGAAAGTCCCTTTATGACATATGCCGTAGATGTTAAGAAAGATAAAGTTAACGAGATACCTGCGATTACACACGTTGATAATACTTGTAGAATACAAACACTGAAAAAAGAATATAACAAGCATTTTTATGAACTCATAGAAGAATTTTATAAATTGACAGGTACACCTATATTATTAAATACATCATTTAACTTGGCTGGTGATCCTATGGTGGAAACTATTGAAGACGCTATAGAAACATTGAATGGATCAGATTTAAAATACGTATATTTACCTGAACTAAATACTTTAATAGAAAAATAATGGAGTTGTTATGACACTTGAAGAATTACAAGAATTGATTGAAAAAGATATGAAAATAAACGATACCGAATTAGATTTAGAATCTTTAAAAACCCCACAATTACATAACAAATATTTAAAACATCTAAACAAGTTTAAGTTACTATTAAGTCGTGCTGAAGGCGATTTAAGCAGGCTTAAGCGAGAAAAGTGGGAGTATTACACTGGTAAGGCCACACCAGATGTATATGCTCTAAAACCTTTTAATTTAAAGTTACTTAAAACTGATGTTGATAAGTATATTGAAAGCGATGAAGAATACCAAAAGACAAAACAAAAGGTAGATTACTTAAATACAATAGTTGATTATTTGGATAAAATAGTAAGACAAATTTCTAATAGAGGATTCACAATTAAGAATGCTATTGACTGGCGTAAATTTACAAGTGGGGCTATTTAATGAATCATAAGATTGAAGTATTTGATGATTTTATTCCATACGATAGAATGGAAAGAATTTACGATTTTTGTCATAATTCATCATTTAAATTAGGTTGGGCTGATGGCAATAGTGATGAAAAAAGAAAATTAAAGAATCTACATAGTCCTTGGAGTTTTGATGATTTAGATAGATCACAATTGTTACAATATATAGGTCCTGTTTTACAAAAATCAAAAAATTTTAATCACTTATCTGTTGACGACATTTATTTAACAGCTTGTAATTTATGTACTCCTGCTGATACCTTTTTTGCCCACACTCACGCTGATACAGATACTTTGTTATATTATCCTAATTTACATTGGGAAGATGGTTGGGAAGGTGAAACGAGATTTTTAGATAAGAACAATAGAGATGAAATTATTTACACAACAATATATAAACCTGGAAGAATTATATTATTTGACGGAGAGATACCACATATAATAGGAACACAATCAATATCTGGTCCTAAATATAGGTTTACTGTTGGTGTTTTTTTCAAGCGTAAATAAATGACAACCACCAGATATATCATAGTAGATAAAAAAAACGAAGTCTATCTTAAAATAGAAGCAGACGCTGATATTCGCAGAGAGCTTGGTGAATACTTTACGTTTGAGGTACCAGGATATAAGTTTATGCCTCAATATCGTAATAGAGTATGGGACGGAAAGATAAGACTTTTTTCATACGCCACAGGTCAAATTTATGCTGGTTTATATCCTTATATAGTAGATTGGTGTAACAAAAATGATGTACAAGTTGTAGATGGAACTAAAATAAAAGATACCAAAGTAGATGAAGAATTATTACCTAATTTTTTAAAAGCATTAAAGTTACCTTTAGAAGTAAGAGATTATCAGTTAGAAGCTTTTAAATATTCTATTAAAAAAGGTAGATGTTTATTAGTATCGCCTACTGCGTCAGGTAAGTCTTTAATAATATATCTAATGTTGGTATTTAATTTATTAAGATTAAAAGATACTAAACAAGATAAAATATTAATAATTGTACCTACTACTTCTTTGGTAGAACAGCTATTTAAAGACTTTAAAGATTATGGTTATAATAGTTTAAAAAATGTACACAGAATATACTCTGGCCACGATAAAGAAACAAGTAAAAGGGTTATAATATCTACTTGGCAATCTATTTACAATATGCCAAAAAAATGGTTTAAACAATTTGGTATGATTATAGGTGATGAAGCTCATTTATTCAAAGCAGTTTCGTTAACTAAAATTATGACTAAACTAGAAGATTGTAAGTATAGAGTTGGTCTAACAGGAACTTTAGATGGTACAAAAACACATAAACTTGTATTAGAGGGTTTGTTTGGAACTGTAAATAAGGTTGTATCTACAAGTGAATTACAAGAAAAGAAACAATTAGCAGATTTAAAAATTATGTGTTTAGTATTACAACACGATAAAACAGCTCGTCATTTTTTAAAAGAAAAAAGTTACCAAGAAGAAATGGAATACCTTGTTTCTAATGAAAAAAGAAATAAATATATAAGGAATCTTTGTCTTTCTTTACAAGGCAATTCTTTATGCTTATTTCAATACGTTGAAAAACACGGTGAGATTCT